TCTTTAGCGAGGAATAGCAGGCCTTTCTGTGTATCGTACGAGGGGAAGAACTTTAAAGATGGGCTCTATTTACCTTTTACTTTCACGCCTGAAGATTTTCTGGTTGCGCGCAGAAAGGTGCGCTCCTCTGAGACACGGAGCGTTGATGCTGAGCGGAAGAAACTCCCCCCAGAGGAACAGTTCTCCGGGCGCTATTTTACCCACGATTTTGTCTTTAGCAACGTCGACATTGTGGACACCCAAGTAATTGACATCCCATGGTATTTTGATATATCCAGTTGGGAAGGTCTAAAAAAATGGTTGGGGTCTGATTATTCTCTTGACAAACCAGCCGCCAGTATATTATCATATCATGAATGGAATCCGATTGGAGTAGATAATGAACAAGAGTAAAATCCCCTTTGTGGGGTTGCATGCCCATAGCGGAATGGGAAGTCCTTTTGATGGACTGGGATATCCCCAAGAACATATGGAATTCGCCTTCAAGAATGGGAGCAGCGCGCTCGCCCTCACTGATCATGGGAACATGAATGGGTTTGCTTATCAAGTTCAGTACGCTCGACAAATGAAAAAAGACGGCAAGAACTTTAAGCCTATCTTTGGCGTGGAAGCTTACTTTGTTCCCAGCATTACTGAATGGAAAGAGGAGCTAGAGCGCGCCCGCCAAGACAAAAAGGCTCAGAAACAAATTGACAAGGGAAAAGCAGGTACCACAATTGAGGACGAGGGCTCCTCCAAAGGGGGCAACAAGACCATCCTCAACCGCCGTCGGCACTTGATTCTCCTGGCTCAAAACCAAACGGGCTTAAACAACATCTTTTCTATAGTCTCCAAGTCTTACCGCAGCGAAAATTTCTATCGGTTCCCTCGTACTGATTATGCTATGCTCGCTGAGCACGGTGAAGGGGTGATCGCCGCCAGCGCATGTATGGGTGGTGTATATGCTGGAGATTATTGGGAAAACCGCGACGAAGGGAGCCAAGCAGTTCTTGCGGCGATGCGCAAAACAACAGACCGAATGCGCGATATTTTTGGCGACCGTTGGTATGGAGAACTTCAGTGGAACAGCATTGAACAACAACATGAGATCAATCAGTACATTATTCAAATACATGAGGAACTGGGCATCCCGCTCATCTCCACCGCAGATAGCCACTATCCCTCCCCCAGCGCGTGGAAAGATCGCGAGCTTTATAAACGCCTAGGCTGGCTCGGGAAAGGGAGCACTCCGGATTGGCTTTCTAATGAACTTCCAGCAGACGTCGATGAAATCGGATATGAGCTATATCCTAAAAATGGGGATCAGATGTGGGCAGCCTATAAGAAATACGCCCAACAGTGCGATTACGCCTACAGCGATGACTTGGTACGCAAAAGCATTGAGGATACTCACCGTATTGCCCATGAACTGATTGAGGACTTTATGCCCGACAATACGGTGCGCCTCCCGGGCTTTGTTGTACCGCCGGGACAAACCGATGATAACGCGTTGATCGCCGCTTGTGTCGACGGTTTGCGGAAATTAAAGTTGGACAACGATCAAACTTATGTGGAGCGATTAAAAGAAGAACTAGAGGTCATCAGCGACCGTGGGTTTAGTAAATATTTCCTGACCATGTACGCAGTGGCCAATAGCGCAAACGAGGTTCAACTCACCGGCCCCGGCCGAGGATCCGCAGCGGGGTCTTTGGTTGCTTATACCCTTGGCATCACTCAGGTCGACCCTATTAAATACAACCTTCTGTTTTCACGCTTTCTGCGCCGCGACGCTACGGACTACCCCGATATTGATTATGATGTGAGCGACCCCATGGGCCTTAAGGAGATTCTTATCGACAAGTGGGGCGACACCACTGTAGTACCCATCTCTAATTTTAACACCCTGCAGCTTCGCTCTCTTATCAAAGACATTTCGAAATTCTATGGGATCCCTTTCATCGAGGCTAACGCAGCAACCTCCAAGATGTTAGCAGAGGCTACGCCCTTGGCTAAACGCAAGCATGGAATCAAAGCCGGGGTTTATACTCCGACGTTTGAAGAGGTCATGGAGTACTCCGACTCTCTTAAGAGCTTTTTGATGCGCTATCCCAAGGTGGCCAAACACGTCAACGTGCTTTATGGCCAAGTCCGCGCCGTTTCGCGTCATGCGGGTGGAGTCGTCATTGGCGAAGATCTGGACAAGCATATGCCTCTCATCAATAGCGGCGGCATCACTCAAACGCCATGGTCCGAAGGGCAAAACGTTCGCCACCTGGAACCAATGGGGTTCATTAAGTTTGATATCCTGGGCCTTTCGACACTTAAGATGATTGAAGGGGCAGTTTATCATATTCTGCGTCGGCACCATGGAGTGGAAAACCCCACCTTTGAAGATATCAAAAGGTTCTATGACGAGAATTTACACCCCGACGTTCTCGATCTCAAAGATCAAGATGTTTACCGAAACATCTTTCACAAGGGGAAGTGGGCCGGCGTATTTCAGTTTACAGAGAAGGGGGCGCAAGCTTTTTGCCAGCGCGCAAAGCCTAAGAGTATCGTTGACATCGCCGCCATAACGGCTATTTATCGGCCAGGCCCACTTTCGGCCAATGTCCACGAGCTTTATGTTGATGCTAAGCAAAACCCTGAAAAGGTTAATTATCTCAACGACTTGGTTAAAGAAGTTACCAAGGAAACTCACGGGTTTTTAATCTTTCAAGAGCAAATCGCTCTCCTCGCGCACAAGCTGGGAAAGAATTTGACACTCGACGAAGGCAACATGTTGCGGAAGCTGTTGACTAAGAAAGGAACAGGTAAGGGCGATGACAAGAAAAGACAACTCCACCAAAAATTTATCCAAGGTTGTCTCGATAGGGGCTTATCTCGCGAAGAGGGACAAAAGATTTGGCAAAGGTTTGAGTATTTCAGCGGCTATGGTTTTAATAAGTCTCATGCTGTATCTTATTCTACCATTTCTTATCAGTGTGCTTGGCTGCTAAACTATTACCCTTCGGAGTGGATGGCCAGCTTTCTGGACAAGGAACCTGAGAGCCGCAAGGAGCGAGCGCTAAACATTGCCAAGAAATATGGTTTTAAGATTAGACCCCTCCATATTAATGAATCTGGTTTGGTGTGGGGTATCACCGAGAATGGCAAGACTCTCATTCAGCCACTAGCCTCCCTTAAGGGTCTAGGGTGCAAGGCCATCGAACAAGTTATGGATCATCGTCCCTTTACCACGGTGGAAGAGTTCTTGTTCAATGAGGAGATTGTCTATTCCAAATTGAACAAGAAAGCTATAGATGTACTAAGCCGCGCCGGCGCTCTTAAGCTGCTGATGGACGAAAGATTTGATAACCCTAAGCATTTTTGGACCGTTGTAGCACAGAATCGCCCAAAGAGTCGTAAGAAGCTCAAAGAGTTGATTGAAGAACACAAAGGGAGCGACGACTTTACGCGCGATGAATATATCGAGAACACCGTAGAACTCTCAGGTCTTTACCCCTTTAACTTGGTCTTGGATGAGCATACGAAGCAGCGTCTTGATTTTCATAAAGTCCCTCCGATCTCGGAATTTGATTTAGATTTGAGCGTGGCCTGGTTTATCCCACGCGAGGTGGTCAAACGGAAGACAGTTAAAGGACGCCCCTATTATATTGTGAAAACTATCGATAGTAACTCCGCCATGGTGGATATTAAATGCTGGGGCGTAAACCCTGTCCGCGATAAGGTGTTTTTAAACCGGCCATATATGGCTAAACTTAAATACGAAGAGCAATGGGGCTTCTCTAGTAAGTCCGGATTGAGAAGCTGGAGGTTATTAGGATGATGTTACGAGTATGTAAAGTGAGGGAGGAGGCACGCCTTCCGACACGCGCTCACGCGTTTGACGCTGGCTTAGATTTATATTATTGCCCGAACGGAGAACGTGCGCGTATAATGGAAGATGAGGGTCTGGTCATCGAACCGCGTCAAAGCCTACTAATAGCAACGGGGATAAGGGTGGAGGTGCCCTACGGCCACATGTTAGAGGTCAAGAACAAGTCGGGGATTGCCTTTAAGCGTCAATTGCTTGTGGGCGCATGCGTGGTGGATCCCGGGTACAAGGGAGAGTTATATGTGAACCTCCACAACGTAGGGCTGCAGCCTCAGTACCTCCAAGAAGGCGATAAGATTGCGCAGGCAGTCTTGGTTCCCATATTGCATTGTGGCGTGGAAGAGGTGGGGGAAGAGGAGTTCTTGAGCTTCCCCAGTGGCCGCGGCATAGGCGGGTTTGGGTCGACCGGAGATCGCTAATTTACCGGTAGACTAATTAAACAGATATCAACCTGAAGGAGAAAAAAATGAGCTTTATCTATACCTTACGCTTTGGAGATCTAGGTCAAGAAGTACAAAGAATGCAGGCCGCACTAGGCATCTTAAGTGACGGCGATTTCGGACCCATGACTCTGGGCGCCGTGAAGCAGTATCAGCAGAGAAACGATCTCCTAGTAGACGGCCTCGCGGGTCCTCGGACTCTGACATCTCTGGGCATTAACATACTGGCTGGCATCGATGTCAGTTCGCATAATGGAAAAATCGATTGGCCCGAGGTCGCTCGTGCTGGTGTAAAATTTGCCTGGGTGAAAATTACCGAGGGACAGACACACGTCAACCGAAACTGGAAAAAACGCTACGAAGATGCAGAGGATAGCGGGATCGTGGTCGGCGCGTACCACTTTGCTCGTCCCGACTTTAATAAGTATGACACCCCTGAAGCAGACGCCCAAGCGGAGTTTAAACACTTCCGCGACACTCTCGATGAGGTGGGCAGCATCAAATCCGGCAACCTAACACCCGCCATTGACTTAGAAGCTGGAATGAAGACCGATGACCAATACAATGCGGATTGGTATTTAGAATGGCTACGCCTCACGGAAGAAGAATGGGGGGTCAAGGGAATTGTATATACAGCCCGTTGGGCTTGGAACTTGTATATGCGTAACGCTTCCGAAGACTCACGCGATAAGTTTCTAGAATATCCCGTCTGGTGGGCAAACTACATCCGCCGCCGACCCTTGGTGGGTCCAGAGGAAGAGCTTCGAAATTGGAAAAGATGGGACGTGTGGCAGTATACCGGCTGGGGAGAATGCCCAGGAGTTAAAGGAAATGTCGATTTAAACTGGATGGCCGGTAATCAACTACACAGTTTACTTGTACCATAAGGAGATATCATGAGTTCAGAGACACGAAAATTTCGCCGTAAAGGCGCCGCAAAGAATAAAAAGAAGGCCGAGCAAGAGATGGCCACAAAAGTTGCTTTATTTGGAAAATTACCCGATTATTGCTTGACTTGTGAAGAACCATTTGATAAAATGAATAAAGAACAAGTCACATCCTGGAATGTGGTAGTAAATCAAGACAAAGAAGAAGCCCGTCTTTATTGCCCCAATTGCTGGGAAAAAGCCCAAGAAATAATTAAAGATTTTAAGAAACACTTAGAGGAGAAATATGAGCAACCCGAAGGCTGAAGTATTTAATTTCGAAGATCCCGTTAACCACCCTAAGCATTACAACATAAATTGGAAAGGCGAAAAGGCCATTGAGACATACAACTACATTGATTCGTGGTGTATGAACTATGCGCAGGGGAATATTATTAAATATGTTTCGCGATACCCCTATAAGGGCAAGTCAGTTGAGGATTTAAAGAAAGCGCGTTGGTATCTGGATCGGCTAATTGACGAGGAAGAAGCGAAGAGATCCGCCCAGGAGAAGCCCCGTGAGGTTTAGAGAGGCTCTAACTTATGACGATGTCCTTCTAGAGCCTCAGTACTCAACTATTCGTTCGCGCAAAGAGATCAGCCTGGGGAACGCTTTAAGCGATGATCTTTGGCTAGACTTGCCCCTTATCTCTTCTCCCATGGACACTGTCACGGAGGGGGAAATGGCCCGGGCGATGGCCCGACATGGCGCCATGGGGGTGATACATCGGTATAACGATATCGAAACCCAGGCCTCCATCGTGCGCGAGCTTCAGGCTGCCGCCTCTTCTGCTCTGAGTATCCTGACTGTGCCGCCCATTGCCGCAGCAGTTGGGGTGACTGGATTCTATCTCCAGCGAGCAGTAACTTTGTGCGAAAGCGGCGCCAATATTTTATGTGTTGACGTGGCCCATGGACATCACATCTTGGTTAAAGAGGCTCTTCGAAATCTCAGGTCCGAATTGGGGGCAGATGTTCATCTTATGGCAGGGAACGTGGCAACGCTCGCGGCTTTCAACGACTTGGCTGACTGGGGCGCGGATAGTGTACGCTGTAATATTGGTGGCGGCAGCATATGTAGCACCCGCATCCAAACTGGCCACGGCCTACCAGGCCTTCAAACCATTTTCGATTGCGCGGCAACCGACCGCGACGTTAAAATAATTGCCGATGGCGGTATCCGCACCAGTGGGGATATCGTGAAAGCCATCGCCGCAGGCGCAGATTTTGTGATGCTCGGCTCCATGCTCGCGGGAACAGCAGAGTCTCCCGGGGAGATAATAGAGGACTCCGCTGGCCACCTCTTTAAAAAATATCGAGGGATGGCAAGCAAGGACGCCCAGATCACTTGGCGCGGAAGGCATAGTTCGAACGAAGGGGTGGCTACCCAGATCCCCTACAAAGGGGACGTTGATCCACTTTTACAGGATATTGCCAACGGGATGCGCTCAGGGCTTTCCTACTCGGGAGCTAGAGATATAATAGATCTTCAGACGAAAGCGAAATTCGTGCGTCAAACCGGCGCTGGTCTAAACGAAAGCGGTACTCACATTTTATCGCGATGATGTATAAAAGAAAACCAAGACCCGAGGACGCCAAAACGATCCAATTTCCTTCGCTGGAAGAACTTCATGTTAACTTGTTGCTGAAACTTAAGTTCGATGATATCACCAAATACTTTTTTTTCAATGAGTGTATGAAGGCTTTTATCACCGAAGACCCGGCCTTCATGCCTTTTTTAGAAAAGATGAAAGAAAAGAGTATGTTGGCACGAAAATTCCGCACTAAAAAGGCGCGGGAATTACGCAAAAAAGAGCAAGAAATTAAAAATAAATTTGCGTTAGATACACGAGATATAGAAGATATATTTGATATGATAGAACACGAGGAGGGAATATGAAACTATGTTCGCGAGAGTGCCTGTTGAATAACGAATGTTGCGTAAAAACCGACTGTCGACAGTGGATGGAATATAAAGAAGATTTGAATTGTTGTTTGATCGCTGTAGAGAAACATGGAAACTTGACTCTGAACGAGGTCGGAAAGCGATTGAAGATATCGTATGTTCGAGTTAAGCAGATAGAAACCGAGGCCATCAATAAATTGCAAAAAAAGGTAATTTAACTTCAAGGTTAACTAATTATTACAACCCACTATACCAGATGTCTAACATCTAATACTTTAAGGAGAGAAACATGGACAGCAAGAAGAACCTTTTGAACGAAGCGACAGTCCGCCGTTTTATGAAATTGGCCGAACTGGAGCCACTCGTTAACCCCTTTGTCGAGAATATTGAAACCGAAGAGGTGGTTACCGAGGATGAGGAAGCCGACCGAGATTATGATCTTGGGCGCGTTGCCGGCGAAATCGAAGGCGCAGAAGACGCTCTTGGTGACGAGGAAGAACTCGAAGTAGATCTCGTCCCAGAAGACGAACTCGATATCGAAGATGATCTCGAAGCCGCAGGTGCGGAGGGTACCATGGAAGAGAAAGTCAAAGACTTCTTTGACGCTGTGGCCCAAGCCGCAACAGACATTCTCGGAGTAGATACCGAAGTTGAGTCCGACACTGGCGAAGTTGAAGACGTTGAAGCTATGGACATCGGCCCCGAAGGCGAAGAAGAGTTGGCGGTTGCCGACCTGGATGTTGGCGGTGAAGACGTAGGCGAAGACGAGGTAGAGATGGAACTTCAAGAAGACGCCGATGAAGAGCTTCAAGAAGAGGCGCCATATGGCGGCGGTAAAGGCCAGATTCCGGACAAAGACCGCAAAAAGAGGGGCCACCACGGCCGCGGCCCAAAACGTAAAGAGACCGCGGAAGAAGAAGGTGAAATAAACCGGGAATCAAAAGCTCACAAAAATAACGACCGCATCGCCGAAGAGATTACTCGACGAGTGGTTGAGCGTCTTCTTAACCCCAAAGCTTAAAAACAACAGCTACTCTTGATATAATATTCTTGAGGTATTAGATGTCTGAATTCTTCTGGTTTCTTTTGGGTGCCTTGGTTTATAAAGTCTTATTCTCTCTCCTAGACTTTGGCCACAAGCGTATATTCCTTACTAAAATCAAATACTTAGCGTTTTTGTTGATTGGAAGAGCTTACCAAGAGCTTCTTCTTGTCGAAGAACTAAAGTATAAGGCCATCTCTTACACCCTCAAAGATGAACAAAAAGTCAAGTTGCACAAAAACAGCGACAAAGCTTTTATACAGGCATGGAAAAAAAATGCCGTTCACAATTTAAACTCCTCAGTCCCTTTTCCCTACCAAAACGCCATCGAAGTTGACGATTGGAGTGATTTAATGCGCGTGATGGATAATTATTATAGAGGAAAACTTAGGAGAGCCGCCAGTGAAAAACCCCAAGATTAAAAAGATGTTGATAGATCATGAACTTATAACGTATGAAGATAAGTTTATTTTTGCCGAACGCGCCTTCATGGCCCACTCAGCGGCTCAATGGGGGATGAATAAAATAGCGCGAAACGAGTTTTCTCAAAATCAAATTGACAGTTTCGGTAAAATCTTAATGATGTATTTAAAAGGTCGAATTGACTTAAGCTGGCAAAATGGCCTCTTAACAATGGAAAATCTAGAGGAGGCGCCACCCCAATGAGCGACGTAGTCTCAGGCACCATGGATCTCGAAGAAGAAGAAGAAGTACCAGCGCAAAATGTTTTTATAATAGATGCTGCGCCCAAGGGCCCTAAATTCCGCGCCGCGAGCCTTTTCGGAACGCTGGGCGAAGAAGAACTCCTCGAAGCTGTCCAAACACTAGTGGCTCTTAGGGAAGCCTCGGAAGAAGAAAAATTGCGTGGAGATGACGATTGCCCCCCTCCACCTCCACTCAAATTTTATATTTCCACGTGGGGAGGGGACGTCCACGGGATGTTCGCTATCTACGATCTTATGCGTGTTGTACAAGAGGGTCACGAGATTGAAACTATCGGGCTCGGGAAAGTGATGTCCGCCGGTGTGCTCTTGCTCGCTGCCGGTACAAAAGGCATACGAAAGATCGGCAAGAATACAAGAGTTATGCTTCATGGAATACGGGCCCTTCATCACGGAGGCGTCGCGTCTCTAGAGAACGAAATGAGCGAAACGCGCTGGATCCAAGAACAGATGATCCAGGCACTTGTCACGGAAACCAAACTAACCAAACGAAAGCTCCAGAAAATGATCGATTCAAAAGTAGATGTATACTTGAACGCCGAGGAAGCCGTCGCTCTAGGAATAGCCGACATAATCATTTAGAAAGGACTAATTATAATATGAGTTTAGACGATCTGGTAGAATCTTATTTTGCCAAGCGCGGATCCCCCGCGTTGGCCAACCTCA